ACCGTTGTGAGCCGATTTAAGACCTCTTTGGGCAGGACGTGACCTTCTGTGACCTTCTTAGTCATTTTCGTGGCTCTTTGAGTCGTTTTGGGGCAAATTCAAACATGAAAGGGTCAGGGGTGTCCTTGCCGTACTAAAAAACCGCCCCCCTTTGCTTGAATTGCATGATCTGCACAATAGCTGCAAGTTATCGTCATCATCTGTGCCACCTTGCATACGAGGAATGATGTGATCAACTGAATCGCCTTCATTTCCACACATTTGACAAATGCCACGATCGCGATTGATGATTCTTTGTCTGATTTTGCGCCATCGATGTGATGACCCATTCTCTGTCAGTGCGCTTGTCATTAATAGTAATTCCTTTGCTGATGAAAGCGCCAGGCTTTGCACATTGAACCATATCGCGCATTGATGTATTTGATTGATGCATCTATCTGCCTATAGCCATCGAGATTGCGATACCACTTACTGCGCATCTGCCCCAGTCCGTAATGACTACCATTCTTAGCATTGACATTCCATCGTGACTCTTTGGTGATGATGTCCTTAAAGCACATAAACTCATTCCATTGAATAATCCTAGAATGTGCATATAGCTTGTAGTGATCGATGCTTTTAGCTTGTGCGGGTTGCATCTGTAAAGATAGCGAGCCTATGAATAGGCAAAGCACTCCCCAAACCACCAGTCTCCTTAGCGAGCTACACGCCTTCAGGCGCTCGCTTGCAGAGCTGGATGGTAGCAAGCCTGTCAAGCAAATCGAGTTATCCACAGATTTTTGAGCGTTGTCTCGGCGTGTTATCCACAGGTTATCCACAGCCCTCATTGATGCCCCCATCCATCACCCTTGAAATGTATGGGTGTTGCCTGATACACCCTTTCCATGATGATTGTGCAGTTATCGCAATTTGGAATCGGATAAATGTCATTGATGCCAGCCGATACGCTCTTTGGCTGGCCACACATTCCACATCTGAACTCATAAATCGGCATGGTATGCAGTCTCCTTATCAAGTAAGGCAACGCCCATCACACCGCAGCTATTGCACTGGATCACTTCTACATATTCAGGCAAGGTATCTGTCACCTTGCAAATTGTCTGTGTAGTTAGCTTTTTTTCGACTCTGCACTCATATTTGATTTGCATAGATTGACCTCGAAAAGTTAGCCATGGGGTGCAGGTCTGCCTGTCCTATCCACCAACTGCCATCGCTGCGCTGATGTGAAGGCCTACGAGCTACAGCCACAGGAATCCAGCCGCAGACATAGTATTTTGGCATCGATCCTGTGACCAGGATTGCGATGTCCTCTTTGCGGTCAAGCTCTGAAAGTATCAATGAGCCATCCTGCCACTTTGTCCATTTGACCTCGATATTGTTACCGACATCAGCTAGATTCTTGTAGTTCGATGCTTCTAGGTCTATAGGCTTCCTAAAGTATTTGGCCACTGCAACCTCTGCGCCGTAGGCTTCACTTTGTTGCATGACAAATGCTGGGAAGTTTAACCGCTCTCTGTCATGCTGATGATTCCGCTTGACAGTCACGCCTTCCCACTGCGGGATGTAGTCTATTGCACGCCTAAGCCCGGCCTTTGTGACCGCGACCTGCGTGGCGTTATCTATATGAATTGGGATCATTTGCAGTCCTCACAAAGCCAAATCAAATCAATTCCATTGGCTTTTACATAGTAGCCATTTGCCAAAGGCTTATGGCGTACGCATTCATCGCATAGCTCATATTCTCCAGGCTTGAAGATTTCTACATATCCCATCAGATACGCTCCTTCCACTTGCCATCGCTACCTAGCACCATCCACTGCGGTGGGCATTGCTGGGCTTTGGTCTTTTCTGTGCAGAACCATGCGCCCCAGGCTTTGCCATTTTTTTCGCCCTCTTTCCAAATCATGTGGCCATGCTTACAGATAGGCGCTTCAGCTTGTAATTCACCGCCCAGTTCATTCTTGATTTGCTCCACAGCTGTTTTGACTGTGGTAAACCCATCTTCCCAAATTGGTTTAGCCCAGGGATCATCCTCGACAAATGCTTTTGGCATCGTCTCGACCTGCTCCATATTTTCGCGGCTAGGCTTTTCCTCACTGCCTAGTACCACGCTGCAAGCTCTACCGATTGCGCTGCTTACTGTGTCCTCAACGTACCAGCGCTTCATTTGTGGATTGTAAGCACCGACCATGCCATGTGCGTAGTCGATAGCCGCTGGCTCTTTGTCCTCATAATGGCGATAAATACGGCACTCGATAAGAATGAAGCCCTTTTCAGGATTCCAGTCGATGATTGATGTGTGGATTTTGTTGGTCGGATAAGTTGCGTGCAGTCTCTGAACCTTTTGATTGACTGTCTCGTAATTGTCCAGGAATCCCATTAGCGCACCGCCTTGCGAGCTGCGATCTTGCCTCGGATAAATCCTTCGCGCTTGCCTTCTTTAAGGCCTGCGGTATAACCGAATGTGAAGCCGATTGCGACCCCTATGAGTAGCCACATGGCCACTTCACCTATTGAATACATTTTTGCTCCCGTTCAGGGGGCTACTGTGCTTCGCTCCCTGCCTTAACTGTGGGGCATGGGTGCGGGATGGTCAAGAATCCTGCGTGTTTTTGGGCGTGTCGTTTGGCTTTTCGACAGGTTTATCCTTTAGGCCATTCGATGCCAGCACTGAACCCAGTGCGCCTGTGAGGAATACTGTCAGTGTGGTAAGAAGCTCGATGAAAGCACGATCGTTGGGCGCTTGTGCGCCGATTGGCTGTGTAACAAATATCAGCGCGTAGAGCATCCCTAGCACCGACATCGCAAAGACCAAAGCCAGGCATACGCCGATGAATACGATTAGGCGAGCCTTTAGCTGCTCATTTGTCAGTCTGCGGTGTGACCTGTCCTTCAAGTTCATCTCCGTATATGTCTTGAGTGCAGACCCCCGTACTTAAACACTCTGGTGGATTACATTCAGGCTTTTGCCAGTTCTCAAATTCCTGGCAGGGATACCTCACCCATCCATCATAACCGCAGCTAGATAGCCCTATCGAAAGCGATAACCACAGGGCTACCCAACGCGACCTTCGGATCACTTCCCCTTGATACCGAAACCTGTGTCATTTGGATTTAGCCAACGCACGATGACAGGCAGCACAGCTGCAAGCCCTGCACTAACGATGGCCTTTGGGTCTGTAACCCCAGCCATATAAACGGCAACTGATGCCGCTAGGAATGAGCGCGCCCATGATGCGGCCATTGCTTTGATGTTTGTCATTTCTTTGCACCCTTCTTGAGTAGCTTCTTTTTTGGTGCAGCTTCAGGCATTACCACCGCAGGATATTCACCCTTGAATGGCACATACTTAGGCCGACCAAATCCCACGATCTCTTTGCCGATGGTGCGCTGCTTAATCATCACCATGCCGCCATTGCGTTGATCGCCAGTTCCTGATGTGTTGCCCTCGATGCAGGTGATGACCTTGCCATCGATTGCTGCCACGATGCCCACATGGCTAATGCGATCGACCCCATCATGCGGGAAGTCCATGAACGCAAAATCGCCTAGCTGTGGCACTTCATGCCAGCGGCCTAAATCCTTAAATTTGTGTGCGCCTGTAGCTGTGCTCACTACCGATGGCGCTTTGACTCCAGCTTGTGCGAGTACCCAGTTGCAGAATGAACCGCACCAGGGTAGGCCGTTGGCTTTTGTAAATTCTCCATACTTGGTCAGATTGTCAGGCACTTCGACATAGCCAACCTCACCCAAAGCGATTGCAATTGCCTGGGGTGCTGTGCCGACTGGGTATGTCATCCGCGTAGGGCTGCAATTTCTTCAGCTGTCAGGCCGATTGCTTCGAGCTTTGCGACAGCTGATGCACCTGCTGCTGCCTTTGCGGCTTCAGCTGCTTCAAGTTCCTGGCGCTTTTCTTCTGCGATCGTGGCTGCTGCTTCCATTTCTGCCACTTCTGCATCGGTTAGCTCGATGATTGACTCCACGCCTGTAGCGCAGTTGATTTCGATTCGTGTTGGATTAGGCATTTTTTACTCCATATAGGTAGGCGGTTGAATATTGATTCCATAAAGTTCCCACTTGAGGGGTGAGTTTTATGGAAGTTATTGCGCTAGTGCTACTCCATAAGCCAGCGGCTAAACCTGCATATTGTGTGGTCGCATTGGTTTCTGCTACCCCATCAACTGAAATAGATTTGTAAGAACTTCCAGCATAATTTGGAATGTAAAAATACGCGTTACCAAATGTAGATGAAGTCGCGTTGTTGCCATCTGCAAATGGCATCGCTTCGCAATTATTTACATCGGAGTTTGTTCCTGAACCATCGCCATAAACGCGCCTTGAACTATAATTTCCTGAAGTTGTGTCATTATTAAATCTAATTGAAATGCCATCTACAACGCTTGCTCGATTAGAGCGCAAAGACAATTCAAGCACCAAATCAGTCCAAGTATTGGCAATAGAAGTAAACTCAATGTTGGCAGCCCCGCCAGCCCCGACTGTAGAAGAAGCGATTAACTCAAATGTATTTGGCATTATGCGCTCGCAATTCCGTATAGGGTAAAGGTTGAGCCTGTCTCAAAGTTTTGTCCTGAACCTTCTAAGGTAATTAAAATAGAAGTGATTGCAGAAGTAGAACGATATAGACCAGCAATAGCAACTGGACCTGTGTCGGCTGCATCCCCTCGACTTATCCAAGTTTTGAAAGTAGTCGTGTTGCTGTAATTTTGAAAATGAACTGTGTTCTGACCCCAGTTAGCAGTAGAGGTTTTGAAGTTAATTGCACCTCTAGTTTGATTACTTTCACGATAACTTGAAGCCGCTGAACCGCTACCTTCTAAACTTGTGTAAGAGTAGTTAGAGCCTGTGTCTGAATTAAGGCGAATGGTTGTCCATCTGTTAGGAGTAGCAGTTTGCTTTGCATTTATTACCAAAACAATGTCGGTGTAAGAACCGCTGATTGAACTGAAAGTTACGCTTGAAGTTGCGCTTCCCAGCGTGGTAGTGGCTATCGGCGTGTAAGTAGAACCTGCGGGCATTTGTCTATCCTTTGATTCCGTAAAGGGCGAATGATGAGTATTGGGTAAAGTTAGAACCGCTAAAAGGAGTCAAAGTAATTGACGTGACAGCGTTTGTATTCATCCATAAACCGCTGTTCAATCCATCATAAACGTCAGTAGCAGAGTTTAGATTAACCCCACCTAATGAACGGACTGTTTTATATTTGTTGGTGTTTTGGTAGTCCAAGACATCAGTCACAGCAGCACCAAATATAGAACTGGTTGCCGTAGCTGCTGCAAAGTCTGTTAGAAGAATGTAATTCTGGCTAGCTGCTCCGAAAGCACTAGCCGCGCTTCCGCTTCCCCATAAACTGTGTCGAGAATAATTTGCGCCCGTATCGCTATTAAATGTCATTTTTACAGACTCGCGTGCATCTACCGCAGTTGTACGAGCAATTCCACGAATCTGTAAATGCTTGTAGGAACTAGAAATTGAGGTAAAAGAAATAGAAGAACTACCAAGCACTCCCACATTGACTGTGGCAATAGACTCATAGGAGTTGGTTACACGCGGGTAGTTGCCGGACGCAACGATTCCCAGGATCAGTGGCATTAGCTTATATCGCCCACGACTGTGAATGTATTGCTAGCTGTGCAGATAATTGTGCAGGCAGAGTAACGGGCGCGCAGGGTTGGCGCTGATGCAGTTGCACCTGTCGATGTAATCGTGACTCCAGCGCCTTGCGCTAAGCTAGTTAAACCG